ATTAATATTTATTACTTACTTAATTTTTCCATTACACGATCAAGAGTCGTTTTCTGTCTGTTTTGTGAATACTTCACATTGATTTGTTTAGACTTATTCTCAGGATTATGTGTAATTGGTTTTGCTGCTGCAACTTCTTTTGATGTTAATTCTACTTCGTTGCTTTCTTCTTTTTCTTCTTTTTCTTCGTTTTGTACATCTGTCGAAATACTTAGATTTGTTTTGAACTCAGCAAGTTTTGAATCTATTAAATCAGATATTGTTTTCATATCTTCGCTAGAGAAATAAGATTCTTTTGAAATTGCTTCAATTACTTTTTTAGGTGTTGCGATTTTTTCTGTTGGTTTGTCAGATGCTGCAACTTCTTCTTCAACAACTGCTTCTTCTTCTTCTTTTGTTTCTTCTGCCGCTTCTTCTTTCGCTTCTTCTTCTTTCTCAACAATTGAATCGATGATACCTTCTTCTTTAATGATTAATAGCATACCGTCTTCAAGAGTATATTCTCCGACAGGTAATGCAATTCTTTGTTCGTCTTCTGTGACGATGTTAACTGCTTGACCAGACTCAAACGATTCTGCTTCTAAAATCGTAACGCCATCGTCAAGTTTCATTGTCGCTAGTTTTACTTCAACCTCCATTCCTAAGGCTGTTTTAATAGCGTTTAATGTTTCACTTGCTTTGCTCATTTTATCTTAATTTTTAGATTTATATATATTACTATTTATTTTTTAGTCTGTTGTATTTTTGATGATATCTTTAATTGTTTCAATCATGATTTCATCTTCTGACAATTGCTTCTTTGCGTTAAGTTCTTCGAACCCTTGAAATATGCCTTCAATAGAGAACCCTTTATAATTACCCTCTTGTACTTGTTTCCATTCATCGTTGTTATTAATTTTCATCATAATAACCCAAGAACCTTTAGGAGCATTTAACTTAAATAAGTTCGACTTATCTTGCTTTTCAGATTCAACAATCCATGACTCGATAACTGTTGCGCCTTTTATAGGCTTTTCATGTTCTGTTGTTACGTTGTTAGCGTTTAAGTTTTTCATATACAACTCTTGCGCTTTTGCAATTGTTTCTTTACTGAAATAAATATTAAATTCTTTGTCTTTAATTTTGCGATAAATTCTTTTTTCAGGAACTAAAGCAACTCCGACAACGACTCTGCGTTCTTCGTCTGCGACTTTTAATTCAATTTCTTGTTGACTAAGTGCAACAAAATTTTCTTCAATTGCAGGATTCTCTACCAAGCTAACAGCAAAGACCCCGTCTTCTTTTTCGTTTCTAATAAATAATTCTATTTCTTGCATAATTAAATAACTTTAATTTTTATTAAATGTTTTATTTTATAAACCTGTTAATTCAACTTTATCTCTTTCTAAACTCTGCGCTGTTGTGACATCACCTGCAACGACAAACGCTTTGACAGGTTGTTGTTCTTGTCCTAGTGTTTGCGCTAATTGATTTTCAGGACTATTACCTGCAATATTAAATTGAGGTGCGCTTACTGTACTTGCTGCTGACGGTACACTAGCTGACGGAGTCGCTGTGCTTTCGTATTTACTGTTTTTTATTTTCGATATATTCATCGCAGCAGTTGCCGCCGCAATTGCAGCCATCAAGGGTCCCATCACAATACCAATCACAGGAATAGCTGATCCTGATTGATAAGCAGACATGACAGATTGTATACCTGTTATTATTGCAGACGCAAGTTGTAATTTCTTATCTCTTTCAAACGCTTTCTTTCTTATTCGTTCTTTCTTCGCTTCGTCATCACCTGCTTTAGCCAACTCGGCGTCTGTTATAGCTGCGCTTAATCCTGACAATGCCGACAAGGCGTTACCTACTCCGGCGAGTGCTGCCTCTCTGTCTGCTTTCTTCTTATCTTCTTTCTTTTTATTTTCTGCTATTTCTTCGTCATTGTACTTTTTGTTTATTGCTGCAATTTCTGTGTTTAAACTTTCTGTCAGTTGTTTTTCTAGTTCAGCGTTACCATTAGCAATTTCAAACTTCTTATCATAGCTTTCAATTAAAAGTTGTAATTCTCTTTCTTGATTGTCTTTAATTAACTGGACTTCAAGCTGATGTTGTGCGTCTTCTTTTTCAATTCTTTTTTGATTTCGTGCAGCTTCTTTTTCATCTTTAATTGCATCGTATTTCGCATTTATTTCAAGTTCTTGTTGTCCTAGTTCTTCAAGTGCAAGTTTTTCAAGTGCAAGTCTTTCGCTTTTCTCTAAACTTTTATCAAGTTTTAAATCTTCTAATTTTCTTCTGTTGGCGATTCTTGCGTTTTCAATGTCTGTTTCTCTGTTTTGTTCTTTCAGTTCTTGTTCAGCATCTTCAATCGCTCTTTCTGCCGCAAGTCTGTCTGCTGCGTCTTGTTTAAGTCTGTCTTGATATGCTTTCCATTTTGCTCGTCTTTCTGATTGTGCTGCGTCATTTCTTGCGTCTTCGTCTTTTTGAAATTGTAATCTTTCAATTTTAAGTTGATGTCGAAAGTCTTTGTCTTGTGCAACTAAGTCTTTATATTTATCTCTTGAACTTTCTATTTCTTCACGAATGCTTTTTGCTAGTTCAAAGTTTTCTTCTGCTAATGCTTTTTTATATGCTACTTTTTTATCTGTAATGAAAGCCTTTTCAAGTTTTAGTTTTTCTTTTGCCCCTTGTCTTTCAATTCTAATCAAACGCAATCTTTCTTTGTGTATATCTTTCTCAGATTTGCCTTCTAGCTTCATTAATTCTAACTTGCGTTTCTGATTATCGACAGCGTTTTTGATTATACGATCTAATAATTTTATAGTTTTTTCATAAGATTCATTTAATCTTTCGTTCATTTCTTCTGCTGACTCTGTTGCTTCTGCAACACCGAACCAAGCGTTCATTAAATCTTGAACAGGTTTAAACAATGCAGCAACTAAGGCAATTAAAGCTGTGACACCTATAATTATTAATCCAATAGGATTTAAAGACATGACAAAGTTCAAAACTTTCTGAACAACTGTCGAAGCCATGATTGCAGCTTTTAGACCTTTAAACGCTTTGATACCATTTCTTACTGAATTGATTCCTTGCGTTATAGCCATAGCTGACTGAACTCTTAACAACGCTTCGTCAACAGCTTCTGACTCAACACCGAAGGCTCCCATTGCACCAGTACCTATTGCAAACGCACCTGAAACTCCTTCAATTGCACCACCTAAGTTTTGTGATGTTGTTTCAGCCATTGCGTCAATTTGCAAATCAGTTTCAATAATTACTTTTTTATAATTACCAACTCTTTGCTGTAAATCTTTAAACTCTTGACTGTTTGATTCACCTGCAGCAGCCAAGGCATACATCGCATCTTCAAGTTCACCTATCTGTGTTGTTAATGGTTTTAAACCTTTGTTAGATGTTTCGAATACATCTTCAAAAGTTTTACCAAGTTTGTCCATATTTTTGATGGCTTCCTTAGTCTGCGCATCAATGACAATTTCTCTTACTATTTTCTTTGCCATGCTTTCTGTCTTTTAAGCTGTTCTTTCTTTTCTTTTATTGTTCTAGGTATTTTATTTATACCTTTTGCAATGTCTATTTTATGACTGACACCGATATAGTCTTCTTTGCTTAATAATTCTAAAATTGTGTCTAACATTTTATCCTTCTTGTTTTATAAAAATATTTGTCGTTGCTATTGAATTACCTGCTGCATCGTAATACGTTACAGGAATTGTTTGACCTCTGTCAGAGCCTGTTGTGTTTCTAGGTACTGTAATATCAAGCGTTCTTTCTGTTGTATGTGTCACAGGTAATGTCAATGTAATAAACTGCGTTTCTCTTGTTGCTGCAAAAGTTACATAACCACCACCACCATCAAATTGTTTTGTTGCGTTCGGTGGCTTCAGCATTTTAATAGGTAAGTTCAATGTACCTGATTCACTAGGAACAGGAGCAGTTGGTGTTGCAATTACACCTTTTTCTTGAACAAAATTTGATATTAAAGTGAACTCGACTTCTCCTGTCGTTAGAGATGTCTTCATTGTGTCGATTGTGTATTTTTTATCCCGAACAATAATAGTGTCGTCTAAAGACAAAATCGTCAATATATTTAAAGGCAATATACATTTTAAAGTCACTTTTCTTGCTTTACTGTTAAACAAGTTCATCATGTAAGTACAATAATGCTGCATGTATAAGCTGTTTTGTATTGCTTCGTCTTTTAATGTTGAAACTTCAAAACCAAAGTTTTGTGAATGGTTTTGCATATTGTAAAATTGATCTTGACCAAAAGGCATATATTGTGTAATCTGTGACGCTGTTGAGCCGTCACTAAAATAAAACGATACGTTTGTTGTTTTTAATTCGTCTAAGAATAATTTTACAGGTTTTGGTACATAGCTTTTACCACCACTTTCAGAGTCTAAAGCGTAGCTGACTTGTAGATTAGTTCCTGTAAATTTATTGAAATACATATTTTCAAAAGGTAGTTTTATTTTAAAGTCTTTACCGTCATAATCGAATTGTTCTTTCAAATTACCATAATGTCTATTATAAGCAGCAAAGAATGTTTCATTTAAAAATGCTTTTGACTTTGCGTATTCATACGAAACTGTTTTATATAATTTTAATCTGTCAACTTTTATGCTTTTGATATCTGTGTATTCTGTTATGTCAACTTGACCACCGAAACTGTAAAAATCTTCTAATCTTTCAACTTGATAATTCAATTCATTTTCTAAAGGATATAATGTTAAATTAAACATTTTTAAAAGACCTGTAAACCAGTCTGTTATCTTCATGTCTGGCGCAAGATTATTAAAACTAATATTATTAGTCAAAGCAAGTGCATCAATCGATTCAGTAAATGTTGTTGCGTTTGTTGTAAATGTTCCTGTTGATGTGTAATAAACGTATATATGTTTTACTGTTGCGTTTAGAGTACAAGCAGTTCCTTGCGCTCTTGCTTTTAAAGTATAGACATCATTTAAGCTAGTGTCGTTCAAAATGTTTGGCGCAATATAAATTGTTTGAGCAACACCTGAATAAGTTACAGGTTGACTTGTTAGCAATTCACCGTTTCTGTATGTGTCAATAATTATTGTTGTATTTACTGACGTTGTAATATCTGTTAACAACATTTGATGAAATGCGCCATTACTTGTTGGCTCAGTAAATTGAACTGTGTATTGGTTATTTGTTAAAGTCGAGCCTGACGCTGTGTCGTTAAAAGTTATAGATTCAGGCTCACCTGATATGTCAGGCGTTACAGCATTTTTAAAATATGTAAATGACTTCTTAAAATAATTAGAGTCAAAGAAATTACCGTTGAATGTAATACCAAACTGCGCTTCAATTCTGTCAATAATTGCTTTGTCTTTAACAGCAGGAAACAACTCTGTCCATACGATCGGATAACTACTGTTTGATATATCTGTATTTGCACCTGTACCATGTGACCAAACACGATCAGAACTTATTAAAGGAAATCTAACATCTAAGTCAGAATTGCTTGTAATTGATGTTGATACATTTGCTGCATTATATTCTAAAGCTAACGCATCGTAATTAATATCAGAAAGTTTTTTGTCACCGAACAAATCTTTCAATGTAACAACGTCACCGACAAAAGTAAGTTTGTATGACTCTGCTTGATTGTTTTTTATTTCTGCTCCTTCAAGCTGAACTTTACCTCTTTTAAACGGAAGATGATTAATTTCAATCCTTGCTTCAGCCCTGTTCTTAGCGTTATAAGTACCGTCAACATCATTATTGTAAAAGAAACTAAATATATCATTATTATTATCAGATGCAGGTACAGTAAAACTTTGAGAAAAATCAGACATCGTTTTACTAATATCAGCAATCGTTTGAATAGAAGATGTGATCTGTATTTTTTCATCATTATATAAATCGACTCTTTTGTCATTGACGTAT